CTTTGTAGTTAGATTGTAGATGATCAACTACATTTTGTATAGCATCTAAATCATAACCAAAAGTGACTTTATCATCTTCCGCTATTTGTTTATTTTCTGCAAATAAGTCTAAGTTTGTATCTGATACAACTACATCATTAGCTGAGAAATCCATCATAGCATCGTATGCTGTTTGTTCATCTCCAAAGTAATACGTATCTGAACCGCTAAATTCTACTTGCTTTCTGTATTTATCGTCCAGTATGTCTATAGCTTTTCTAGCATCTCTTATATCTACCTTTAAGTAGAATAGCCCTTCTGGTGCTTCTGAGAGTTGTAATTTAATTCCTAATTGTTTTGCAGCTTTTTCTAATCTAGGTCTAATATCATCTCTATCATTTCTACTTGCTCTTTTGTACATATCGAGCATTCGAAGATATTTTTGTCTATCGTTTTCTTCTTCGTTAATCTCTCTATTATATGTATCCTCATCATGTCCCTGCTGAGTAAGTGAGATAAACTCCATATCTCTAGATAAGTTGGCTTTTAGTTGAGTTGAAAATCCATCATAACCTTGACTAACGTAGTTATCTAATTCTTTTTCTGCATCATCAGGATCTTCTGTATATTTTAAAATTATGTTAAGTAGTTTATCTAGATACTGATCGTTACTGCTTTGCTCGTTTAACGATTTAAAATGCTTAGTTAATTCATTAGCTACTACATCTACATTTATAAATGGCTCTCCTGAAGGTTTAACGCCTACATCTCCTACTACTTTATCAACAGTAAAATCTATTAAGTGTAATTTAGAACCTGTAATATTAAATACAAATTCATCTTCAAAATCACTTTTGTATTTTACGTATATCTCAAAAGTATTTATATCAAAATCATGTGCTTTAATACTTTCTATTTCATCACCTGCTTGTCTTAGAGCTGCTATAATTGCCTTACCTACATCCTTTGCAAGTACTTTTACTTCATCAGCTGAAAACTCTACTTGTTCGTTTTCTTTGGTAAGCTTTACTTTAACACCTTTATTAGCTAGGTCTTCTGCTGCTCCTTCATCATCAGTGGCTACATACCCATCATCTCCCATATCTTCTTCTTCTTTCAATAAGGTTAATTGCTTAGTTAATGATTCTTTTAGAACTTCTAGTGTTTCTTTAGTTTTGATTAAGTCTATAGAAGCGGTATTTCTATGTGTTCCGTTTTTAATTTTAGATAATGCTAATTCGCATTTAGATAAACGGTCTTTAATTTCTTGATAAGTCATCATATGTATATGTTATATAGCTATATAAATAAATAGATTAGTCTTCCCAAATAACGTTTTTAAACTTTTCTGGTGATAAACCGAAGTAGTCTGTTCTCCACTGTGTTTGAGCAAAAAAATCTAGGCTGTACCATTGATCTTTCTTTTTCCATAGCTTATTAGCTACATCATCCCAGTCTAAGTTAAGAACAAATTGTTCAATTTCCAACTTTTTTTCGAGTAATGTATCGTAGTCAAATGAATCCCATTCATAATGGAAGACTTCAAATACAGCATCTTTAGAAACATAATCAATAGATATATCTATTCCCCATTTAGGTTTCATTTTAACTAATTTATGTAACATTGGATTAGTCTGTGCTATAGCTAATAGTTGCTCTTTTGCATGATCATCAAACCCCTTTCTTTCAAATAGGTCTGAGTGATTTATATGTGCTCCATCTCTCTTGCCCCAAACTAGCCAAGGAGATCTTAAACAATCTTCATGTCTTCTTTCTACGGGACTATATCCATTGAATGGTAAAAAAACCTGTTCGGCTTTAGTTAAGTGGTATCCGTTTTGATCAAATAAGTCTACACAGTTTCTGTCTTTAAGAGTGTTAATCTCTTCTGTAGCATTAACGAAATAAGCGTCTCTATTGAGTGTATTTTCCGTTAATATCATTGACAGTGGTAGTTTAAGTATCTTTGGAGAGCTTTAGCATAGGTCGTACCCTTATCTTTTAACTTTCCTTTTGCTGTTCTTACTTTACTGCAGGATAGTTTACCTAACCTGTCTTTAAGTATTCCAGGATTCATTGGTTTATGATCTCCTTCATTTGCTGAAAAAGAAGAAGGATCAGCTGATAGTTCTCCAACTTTAAATTGTAGTTCTGATTCTATTCCTAGAACTCCTAATTCAGCTCCTAGTTTTACTTCTTTATCTTTATTACCTTTTAATCTAGCATTATAGTAGTCGACATACTTATATGCATCTTCTTTGCTGATCTTTTTACTATTTTCATACTCTCCTTCTTCATTTGTGTATATGTAAAAAGTACCAACAGAATCTGCAAATAATTTACGGAGATGATCGTTGTCTAGGTTTCTACCTCCATCAATTACACTAAGCACTGTAAGTTTATCTTGAGCAAGTGTGGTTTCATTCTTTGTCTTTTCTAATGCATTACCAGCTTTTGCTGCTGCTTTATAAGCTTTAGAGTTTTTATGAGAAGATTTTTTACCTGCTTTTTTCTTAGCATTTATATTAGCCCAAAGCCCTTCTTTAATTAATTGTCTTAATTCAGATTTTTTCATTATTTTAATGGTCCTCCACCAACCCAAGCATCGCATGTTCTTGCTCCGGCACATTTAAACCAGAAGAATTCACAAAATCCTAAGTTAGATTGTTTTACTATTTTTTCTCCATTTTCTCCAATTGCTTTTGCAATCTTCTTTAATGTAGTAGCTTTTTGATTAAAAGCTGAACAGTTAGAACATCTTGAGGTTTTAGCATGATCTACTGTAGTATCCCATAATTCTGCTTTATCTTCCCAGAATCTTTTAGAACCCTTATCATCTTCGGGATTAAGAGGGCCGTATCTATATTCTTTTATTGTTACATTTCTACCTAACGTATTTAAATCTATATCTTCTATAGAATCCATAGGCTTAACCTTTTTTCCTTTAATTTCTTTTTCTTTAGAAAGTGCTGCTGGAGTGTTATTATCTCCAAAGTCGGAAAGGTTTCCTTCAATTACTATGTCTTTAATTACGTCTGTTAATTTCATGTTATTTCTTTTTCCAGATATCTCCTCTACGGCATCTAACAACTGCTCCTGAGGCATAGGCTGATGGCCAAGTATCGTATTTGCTTTTAGCTAATCTAGTACATCTATCATCTTTTTCCATAATAGTATTTTCATTAGTACTTTCGTACATTGTACCTACTACTAGGTTTCTAATATCCTCTTTAGTTACTTTTGCTTTTTTTGTATTCTTCACGACTGTTTTTCCTTTACTTCCTGCTTTCTTTTTCTTAGCTGCAGTAGCGGCTCTTTGACCTTTAGTTAAACTCTGTGCTTTTGCTTTTGGTAAACATCTATCAGGGTTCTTTTTATTTTTAGATGTTCCACAATCACCAGCTATATTACCAGAAGAAGAGATGCGAACCCACTTCTCTTTCTTAAACCAGTCTCTTAAAGACTCCTTTATAAGCTCTCTCATAAAAGCTTTTATATCTGATGATATTTTCTTCTTTTTAGCCATTCTTAACTGCTTCTGATAGCAATTTAATTATAACACCTGCAAGTCCTGTAAATAAAATCCAGAGAGCTTTGGTTACTCCTTCTTTCCATCTTTTTAGTTCCTGTAGTTCTAATAATTTTAGTTGAAAATCTTTATCTCCAGCTTGCATTGATTCTCTAAATTCAGAGTTCTTATTAGTATTCACTATAACTCCATTGTCTGGGTTTAATAAAGTGTACTTGAGATCTGATATGTCGTCTTTGAGGTCCTCCATGTCTTTTTGCATTTGCTTAAGTTCTCCATTAGGCATATGCTTTTTTATGGAAGTAAGCTCAATAAGTACGGATTCTAATAATTGCTTTTGTGTCATTATTAAATGTAGGTTATTTGTATATATAAATATACCTACTTTATATGTTCACTAAGATGGGTTACGTATTGACGTACATTCTTTAATATCTCCTTGTCTTTTATTTTATTTGACTGCCAGTCTTCTATATCTCCTGCTTCTGTAACAAAGGTATCTTGGGTATTAACTAGAGCTAAAGCCCACTGTTCTACATCGTTTGCAAAAGCTTTCATATTACCTTGCATCATACGTTCTTCGTACTTATCGTACAAACCTGCTTTTTTTAAATTAGCTTCCATCTCAACAGTACATGGATCAAAACAAAAGCCGTGGATCTTATACATTTTTTTTGCTAAATGATGTTTCATAGGACCGCCGCAATTAGGACATCTTAGTGGAATTCTTAAAGCTTTTTTTGCTGAGTCTAGTTTTGTTATGTTTTGTTTTATTCCATTTTTTATAGTCCACTGTCGACCTCCGTCTTCCCATATATCTCCTTCAGCATACTTTTTTATAGACTTTTTATATCCAGATTGTTGTTTTGTACCAGCTGTAAAATCTTTATTTACTAGATTACGTACTCTCTCTACATCTGATTTTTTAAATTCTTTTTTAAGTAGAGATTCATTACTCATATCCTAATTCTTTTAATTTATTAATTACAGTAGTAACATCTCCGTCTTTACATCTTATTGCTATTCCACCACTAGCTGCCCATTCGTCTATATTAGAGGGTTTATCATCTATTAGAATACTGTTTTCATTAGCATAATTTTGCTTGTTTTTTGAATAAGCGAATATAACTTTAGGTTTAGGAGTTAGTTTATTCTTGACCCAGATGTTTTTACCTAACCTAGAATTATTATCTCTAGAAGGAGAAGTTAATAAGTCGGGGTTGTACGGTGAGATAAAGTTCCAAAGCTTCTGACCTTGAGGCATCCAGTCCATTCCAGCCCAGAATTTAACTCCTACTTCTACGTCAATAAGATTCCAAAAAGCTGCTTGACCTTTTGACTTTTCGTATTCTTTAGGAGTCATCCCAGAATAGTGTTCAAATCTAGATTCAAAATCAGTTAGTACTCCGTCCATATCACAGTATATCTTATATGGTGGTTTTTCTTTTTCTTCCGGTAGAGGGTATGCCTCTAGTAAGTCTACTATACTATTGCTCATATCTTATTCCAATTTATTTCTTCTGATGTTGCTGCTAATTCATAAGGGTGGTTATCGTATCTATACCCCATATTATAATACCTAGTCATCCAGCTAGGTGACTGAAGGTAGTGTTGGTATTCATGTATTAGTGTTTCAATTATATGTTTTCTGCTAGTCATTTGAGGGTAGTAGAAAATAATTGAATTATCGATACGATCATATTCAGCATCAGGACATTCTTCCCCTAATTCTCCATCGTCGTCTTCTCCTGCAAGTCTTGCGTAAATACTCTTTTCGTATTCAATATAAGGGGTACATTCTGCAAATTTGCTATAACCGTACTTTTTAATTACCTTTGGTAATATTTCCTTAACTACTTCTTGTATTGATTGTATATCCATAACCGTTTTTATATACATAATATAAGAAAAATAATTCAATAAGGCAACTAGTTTTTAATAGAATCTTCCCAATTTCTAAAAGTTATGTTTCCTTCTAGGTAAGCTTCTTTTTCAAGTTCCATTAAATTAGTATCCTCATTTGTATTAGTAGTTCCTATTGCTCCTAGTCTACCTTCTAAATTCTGTTTGTGGTGAACCATTTCATGTGCAAAAGACCTCATTACATCTTTAGGGTGCCTTCCTTGAACATAGAGAACGACTTCTTTTTTATTCGGATCGTAGTATGCTGTTCTTCCGAAGAAGTTAGAAGATTCTGCTATATCTCTTTTAATCTTTACTTCCGGTAGAGGAGTTATTTTCATACCTTCATCTATCATATATTCAAGTATAGAGCCCATAAAAGGAGTATAATCAAACCCTACTCTCTGGTCTTCGTCCTTATTCTTTATTATAATATGATCATGATGAAAACCTATTTCGTAGTATTGATCTCCAATGCTATTTCTTAACCTATTGTAAAGAGTTACTAATTTAGCTTTGTCTGCTGATCTCATAACACTCTTAGGAGCTATAGCTGTACCGGAAGAGCCTTCTTTCTTTACCTCTTCTTCTTTAAACATTTCGTTTAACTTACTATCTAACTCTTCTTGCATTATCTCTGCTATAATACTTGCTTTTAACATGTTCATTATTTTTAGTATCTCATCCTTAGACAGTGCTTGTGGAAAAAAGTCCAGTACATCATCTAAATTACCTGAAAGTATGGCACTTCTAAAATCTGTTGCTCTTACATTAGAGTCTGTACCGGCCGGTATAACTAATCCTTCTACGTTATCTCTATTTTTAAATGTGGTAACCCTTTTTAGATCCGGTAGATCTTCTTGTGCTCTAATACCTGTAATAGCGTAGAATTTTTGATTTGGATTAGCTTTTGCATAGTCTTTAGCAGCAAACATTGGATTCTTTTCTCCATCCATTACAACTAATCCAGGAAGGTATTTAGCGTATATCTTCCATACAGCCATTGATTCCTCCTTAGTTATTCCATTTCTTGTACCTCCTCCAATAAATACGTATACTTTATCTATCTTATCTAACTCGTCTCCTTTACCATTTAATACACCTACACCAGCGTCAGCGTATGAATCTATATCATACACCTTACCTCCGTGGTTACCGTTAAGTAGTCTTCTTACAACTTCGAAATGACCTCTGTGTGGTGGTTTAAATGCCCCTGGATATAATGCTATCATTTTAAAAATGCTTGTACTTTTTTATCTATTTCAGCTACATCTGAATGTTTTAATTCTTCTTGAAACTCTCTATCAACTAACATATCTGCAATATCTACTAGTACTTGTCTCTCTCTTTCTTTATTACTGTTATACCTTCTTTCTATAGTTGCTATCTTACTTCTCATTTTCACATCACCGGGACCAGTGCCGTTTTTATCATAAAATTTAACCCAGTATTTTTTAAGCTCTTTAACCATAGATTCATTTTCTCTATCAAATTCTATATCCGTCATTTCTTGATTAAATGCCTGAATTGCTTCTTGGGATGGAAGTTCGTATTCTTTTCTAAATGTAGAACCAAAAGCATCTTTGCCTCCGTTTTGTTCCATATAGTCTTCTAAGTAATTAGTAACTCCTTCTACCCCTCTCTCTGCTGCTTTATTAAATCCTTCTACCTCTTTTGCGAACTTATTATTTCGCATGTTAATAGATAAAGAAAAATTGTCTCCAAGCATATCTTTATAACTTCCAATCAAATCATAAACATTACGCCAAGTAGAGAATACAGCCGATTTAGGTACTCTTCTTTGTCTAGAGAAATTATTTATAAAAGCAATCATAGGATGAGTATATACCATAATCATGTATACACTATATCCTTTATCTAATAAGTTTTGTATCTTAGTAGGATTGGATGCTGTAGTATCCCAAACAAGCGATTTACCTGTTTCCGCTGCTGCTGCTACGTCTTTGTCTACTTGGCCGCTGGCTGCGGACAGGTTGTTGTGGTACGGGTGTGCTGGGTCTTCTACGTATTTGTCTGGGTTGAACATTGGGAGTCCTGTTAGTCCTAATTGTTTGATTAGGAATGATTTGCCTGCTCCTGCTCCTCCTGCCATTACTACTGCTTTGGGTTTGGACTGATCTTCTTTTATTAATTCTAACAGTTTTATCATTTTTACTTATTCTTTGTTGTTTATTATAATTAGTAGTTCTTTTTCTATTCACAATACGGCTTGATGTGTTTGCTGTTGGTGTATATCCTCTTCTTCCGTATGTATAAGAAGCATTACCTCTTCTCCAACCCTGTCCATAGTAATTGTTCCAACCGTTGTAGTTATTGTATCCCCACCCGTGATTATTCCAACCGTAGTGGATTCCATATCCCCATCTATCATATCCAAATGGTGACCACCTATAAGGAGATCCCCAAGAATTCCAACCTGTATATCCCCACACCCAATCATTCCACATTTGATCTCTATTCCAATAGTATCTATACCCTAAGTAAGGTCTATTCCAATTATACCTATTACCCAGTAGTCTATTATTCCAATCAAAAGAAGCTGGTTGACTGAGAGCGTATTGTGCAATATTGTATCTAAAAGTAAAATCTGTTCTTAATTTCCATCTAAGTTGTGAAAATGTTAAGGTATCGATTTCGACTGCAAAATCTGGGACTGTAGAAAATTGTTGTGTTTGTGCAAGGTGGTTTAGTGTTGTGTACTTCCACTGTACTCCGCAACTAGTTAGTAATATAACTGTAATTAGTAACAATCCTTTTTTTAACATATCTTATAGTTTTAGTGTTGTTGGGTAACTCTTATAAATAGGTTCCGTATTAGGGTTTTCCAATAGGTACAACTTATAGATCGTCTTAAACAAGTCAAAATTATACTCTATCTCGTCAATTATTTTTATTTGCCACCCTTTACCTTGGTATGTTCCTTTCTTCTTAGAAGCAGATCTTGTACTAGATTTCAACCATATTATACCTGTTCTATCAATTTTAATTCCTTTTGCTTCTTCTATTGCTTTTGCATAAGCAGCTAATTGTAAATTATAAGAACGGTGTAAGTTATTAGAAGTTTTTATATCTAGTAGCCATGTTTCTCCGTCCATCTTTACCAGTAAGTCAGCAGTTCCTGCGTATTTAAACTCATCAGAGTATACAAATTCTTCTGCGGATATAAGTTCTGGTTTATAAGTGGACCAGAAATCGTAGAATTTTAGTATCATTTCCCATACTACTTGTGAATACTTAGCATTACCGTAATCATCCATCCAGTTTACCTCTTTCCCTAATACTAAAGCTTCAGCTGCTTCATGTACTTGAGTTCCTTCCTTACCTGCTTTACGCATAATTAAATCAGCATTATGTCCTACATCCTTTAACCAGTTATCAAAGAACTTGTTCTTAGGCATATACTGTAAGATTGTAGTAACTGAAGGATAGAATTTGCCTTCATCTCTTTTGTATACTCTTCTATCTAAAAAATTAATTTGCTTTAACTGTGGTTTAAAGTCTAATCTGTTCTTTGCATTTTCTTTAAGGATATTCGTACCTTGTCTAATCATAAATTTAGTTTTTGCAACATTATCTTAGAAAAGTCTAATTCAGTTGCGTTCTGTACTAGTTCGGTAAATTGTTTGAAGCCCATCTCTGAAGGGTCTTTACCTAGTAGTTCAATTAAAAATACTCTAAAGCCAGCAGCTATTAGTTTTTCTGCTATTTCTAGAGCTTGCACTTGTGCATCAGTATCTAATGCGATGTATATATCTGTTAATTTACCTGTTAATAACCTTTTCCATAAAGCTGGTGATAAGCTCTTTCCTAATATCGGTACTGCATTTCTACGTATAGACATAGCATCAAAAGCTCCTTCACATAGAATTACCGGTTTATCCCAGTTAATTAAATTCTCAAAGAATACTATATCTTTAGAAGCTTCTGGATTTTTGTACTTAAAATAAGCTCCTTCGTAAGTTCTTCCAACAAAATAATTGAGCCTATTGGACTCAGAATAGCTTGGGATAATAATTCGTCCTCCATAGTCTCCAGTTGTTGTGTATCCAATATTATATTTAATAAAATCATTGTGGCTAAGTCCTCGTTCATTTAAATACTTTCTAATTTTATTAGCTATTATCGATGTATTTGAAGCTGTTACTAGTGATTGGAACTCTTTTGGTAGTTCTACAACATCATCATTTTTATATTCGTACTTAATACCCTTTTTAACATACTTAAGTACTTCTTGTGCTTCGCTTTTTGGTAGTTTTAATTGCTTTACTAGTGAGTATATAGATTGACCTCTAGATTTACATACCCAACATTCCCAGAAGTTCTTACCTTCTTCGTTAGTTACCATATTAATCTCAAGCTTAGGCTTACGGTGATTGCAGAAAGGACAATGAAAAGCGTAGTTGTCTCTAGCTCTTTTTTGACTCTTTCCCAGTACATTCTCTATTGACCCTAATAAAAAAGTATAATCCATACATAACAATTAATATATAAAGATAAGAAAAATAAATGGGAATACCAACTATACGTCAGTCATTTTTAATTTACCTGATTTAGGGTGTACCATAAAGTTGTCAGGTCTCAGGTCTAATTCGTCTGGGTCTATACCTAGGTTAGAGGCTTCTTTCTCTAATGCATCTATAAATTCATTAGGTACTTCTCCTTTATATTCACCCATAACCTCCATTGTAATGATACCTAACTTAGTATCTAATTTTTTGACATCGTATATGTATACAAAGTTGTTAGTTTTTTTTCCTTTAAGAATCTCGGCATGTTCTATTTCTACTTCATCTGTTGTAACTTTTACAGCTTTTCCGTTGAGTAGGTATACTGAGCCGTAATCTCCAGAACCTATGTACTTACCTCCCTGGTCTTGTATTTTGTCTATTTCTCGACTAAAACCTGGATCATATTCTAGAGGACCTTCTAATATGATTTTAGATAATTTCATTATTCTGTTTCTAAGTTGAAATGAAAATTAATTTTAGGATAATAATCTCTTTCTCCAGGTTCTGATTCAAAGAACCTATTAGCGCTCTGTACTTCGTATCCTTTATTTTTTAAATGTAATTTAATATTATCAAATACATCTTCTGGTATATCGTGTTTAACTATAAAGTCTACCATACCAAATCCTTTTCCTTTTAGTGGATCATCATCTTTTCTATCTTGACTATACTCTGCCATTCTGACGTGAGGGTCAAATTCTCCGTATTTGCTTTTTAACTCCGAGTGTAAAGAATTAGCTTGATTATCGTAGTTACTTTCGTTTAGTATTATTTTAGTTAAATTTATCACAATTTTATTACTTTAAGTTTTAAGTCTCCTGTACCTTTAATTAATCTATGATACACTCCTCTTCTTATAAATAGACGTTTTAATGTCTCTGGTGTATTATTATCGTATTGGAATTTCCAATCTGTTTCTTGAACAGGTTCTATTATACGGTCTTCATAGTCTCTATGCCATACTAGTTCTTTCTCATCTACATTATCTGTAAATGTTCTTACTTCTCCTTCTTCTATGTACGGTCTACCAGTATCCACTAAAATTCTTTGAACCTCCTAAAGATTTCCAATACCTTCCTATATTACAGGACCAGTACCCTGCCTTAGTTTTATCTTTCTTTTGTGCACATTTATGTCTGGCTGCAAAAGATGCTCTTGCTCCTGGTTCTTTTATTTTAACAGATAAGTTACCGCTATCACCGAAGTTAACTTTTTTTACGTTTCCTGTTTTAGGATTCTTTACGTAAACAAAGAACTTTTTAGGTCCTCCTCTTTTTGGTTTATTCAAAGGAACTTCTCTTCCTTTGTATTCTGCTTCATTAAGTGTAAACCTATCTACCCAAACATCATGAGTTATATTATATATTACTTTATCTGATATTCTATCTGTATATACTTTTATTACTGTATCTGATTGACGGTTATGGTTAATGTTCATGTCTTGTAACTTATCAATCATATCTTCATAGTTTCTAGGTGCTACTCGTAAAAGGGCATGTTTTCTATCATCTTCCCCACCTTCTTCATATGAACCTTCCTGCATTGGTAGATCTAAGGGTACTTTTTGTCCTTCGTACTCTCCGTATAAGCCAATATCTGTATCTTCTAGCAGTTGAGTATCTTCTTCATTGAGTTGAATATACCCGTCTCTCCAAGCGTCTCTTGCTTCACTAAATAATTGTATAAAGCTATCGCTAGAATAACGGTAGACATTCTCATGTAGTGTTAGATCATTATCTAAATGATATTGTAATGATGGAATTCCTACTAAGTCTTTAATTTTTATCATCTGAAAAGTCTTTTCTATAAAATTTACCGAGGATATTATCGTTTATATAGTTATTACGAGTTTCTAATACCTCTTTTATAAATAGGTGTTTTGTTTCAAAATAAGTTAATTGCTTCTTATTCTGTACATATCTAATTATATCTCTCCTGAATTGCTTTACTTCTCCGTTTCTTACTAATTCTAGTATTTCTTTTTGGGAGCCATAGTATGTTTGCCAATCTGATTCTTTGATAACCTTCTTTTTAGCTGGTACTCTACC